GGGCCGGGGGTTAAAATATGAAAAGGAGTGTTCAAGAAATGAGTTTATCCGCTTTTCTGGCTGAAAATGCCCTTCCTGTGGAACATATCAAGTTCGCCGTGTCCCCCCGGTTCGTGGATAAGGATAAAAAGCCGGTTGAATGGGAGATCAAGACCATTACCGGCACCGAAGATGCCGAGTTGCGGAAATCCTGTGCCAGACGGGTTCCCGTCCCCGGCAAGAAAAATCAGTATCAGAAAGAAACTGATTATGACCTGTACCTGTGCAAACTGGCCGTGGCCTGTACTGTGTTCCCCAATCTGAACGCCAAAGAACTTCAGGACAGTTACAAGGTTATGGGCGCTGAAGCCCTGCTGAAAGCCATGTTGACCCCCGGCGAATTTGTAGACTACATGGAAAAGGTTCAGGAGGTTTGCGGCTTCTCCACCCCCATTCAGGATGAGGTTGACGAAGCAAAAAACTAATCCGTGAAGGCGATAGCGAAGCAAATATTTGTTACTATTGCCTTCACGAATTGCACATTTTACCCCATGAATTTTTCAACCTGGAACGCCGGGAACGGGCGTTTATAATTGCCGCGATTGATGAACGAGTGGAGAATGAGAAAAAACGAGCCAAAGAAGCTGAACGAAAATCACGCCGGGGCCGGGGGAAGAAACGCTGATCCCCCGGTCTTTGGCCTTTTAAGGTGGTGAACCTGTATGGCTACTGTTAAAGGCGCATTGGCCCTTTACGATGGAATGACCGGGCCGCTGAAAAGTATTCACAACGCTTTGAACATTGTATTGAACAGTTTTGAAGCGGTTCAGAGTGCTTCAGAAAACGTGGTGGATGTGACCGCTATTCAGCAAGCGCGGGAAGAACTGGCAAGGGCCGGGGCCACCTGGGATAACATTGAAAACAACATCCGGGACGCTGACCGGGCGCAGGATGATTTTAACGATAATGTGAGGGAAGGAGCCACCGCCGTTGATGGGCTTGGAAACAAGCTGAAAGGCATTTTGGCAACGGTGGTGAGCATTGCCGGGGTAAAGTCCGCCCTGAATTGGGGTAAGGAAAATTTTGAATTGGCAAATATCCAGCGCAACGCAGAAAATCAGTTGAAATTGGTTTTGGCTAATATGGGGGCGCAAGATATAGAAATCCCCGTTGCCACCAATGCTGATGAAGCCGCCGCTTCCCTGTCCGCCTGTGAAGATGCTGTGAACCAGCTTGACGGGGCCACGGCGAAAACGGCGGTTGATGTGGCGTGGGATGCCGGGGGGCTGGATGGGAACACATTTGAAAACACCCTTGCCCTGAATACCAACCCCGCTGAACTGGATTATTCCGCCTTTGCAAATGGGGTGGACGGTTCCACCCTGAAAAATACCCTTGCCCTGGATGCAAACGGGGCGGCGGCTGTCTATGATGAATTGACCGGGGCCATTGATGGGAATACCCTGGAAAACACTTTGACCCTTGACACGGGCGGAGCCGCCACCGCCTATAACAATTTTGTGGGTGGAGTGGATGGAACCCAAATCACCATTGGGGTTCAGGCGGACACCACCCAAACGGTAAGCGCCTTTGACGCTATCGCCGCTAAAGCGTCTGAAATCCAGGGCCGGGGCATTTACGGGGATGAAGCCATGCTTGCCGGGGCCGCTGAATTGGCAACCTACTTTTCGGACACGGAAGCCATTATCTCCATGATGGATACCCTTGCCAACTACTCCATGGGCATGAGCGGCGGCGGGGCCGTGGACAGTAAGGCCATGGTGGACTATGCCACCGGTATTGGTAAACTTATGACCGGTTCCTATGGAGCCATGACCAAAAAGGGCTTTGAATTTACAGACGCGCAAAAGGCAATCATTGAGGGGACAGCCACGCAAGCCCAAATTGTGGAAGCCTTGGGCGCTGAATACCTGGATATGAGTTCCGATATGCAAGCCGCCGCCGCTATCAATTCCGTGATCGCTGAAGCGTGGGATGGCCTGTATGACAATATGAGCAATACCCCCGAAGGAAAAATTATTCAGTTCAACAATTCCCTTGGGGATTTGCGGGAAACGCTTGGAAATCGGCTGTATCCCGCCGCCCTGAAATTTTTTGACGTGTTCACTTCAAAATTCCCGCAAATCGAAACCGTGTTGACGTGGTTCACGGACGGCCTTTCCGCCCTGATCACAATTCTAACCTGGATCGCAACCCTTGGGCTGGATGTTGCCACGGTGTTTGCGGAAAATTGGAGTTGGCTTGGGCCAATCGTGTTGGGTGTGGCCGGGGCCTTGGGTGTGTATTACGGGGCGCAACTGGCCGCAAATGCTGTGGGCCTGATTTCTAAGGGGGTTCACATTGCAACGGCGGCGGCGCAGATGATTCAGGCGGCGGCAACCGGAACCCTGACCGCTACCACGGCGGGGGCCATAGCCGCCCAAAACGGCCTAAATGCGGCCCTTTACGCTTGCCCCATTATGTGGATCGTCATTCTGGTGATTGCCCTGATAGCGGCCTTTTATGCGGCTGTGGCGGCGGTCAACAAATTTGCCGGAACCAGCGTTTCAGCCACGGGGGTTATTTGCGGCGCATTTATGGCGGCGCTTGCGTTTATCGGAAATATTTTCGTGGCCCTGTGGAACATTGCCGTTGATGTGTTCGTCCTGATTTACAATTTGGTTGCTTCTGTGGCGAATTTTATTGGTAACGTGTTCACTGATCCTGTTGGAGCCGTGGCCCGTCTGTTCTTTGATTTGGCTGATACGGTGCTTGGGGTGCTTCAAACTTTGGCCGGGGCTATTGATGCCATTTTCGGTTCTGACCTTTCCGGGGCCGTTCAGGGCTGGCGTGACAGCTTGGGCGGTTGGGTAGAAGATACCTTTGGCAAGGGTGAGGAAGTAATGGCGAAAATGAACGCCGATGATCTGAAACTTGGGCGGTTTGAGTATGGGGCCGCTTATGATTTGGGTTACAATTTCGGTGAGGGGATCGAAGATACCGTTTCTGGAATGTTCAAAATGCCCACTTTGGATGAAATGGGATTTGACGATTTCGGGAACAACCTGGAAGGCATTTATGGCAATACCGGGGACACCGCCGCCAATACCGCCGCCACCGCTGATGCCATTGAATACACGGATGAAGATTTGAAATATTTGCGGGATATTGCAGAGCGGGAAGCAATCAACCGGTATACTACCGCCCAAATTACCATTGAACAGCACAACGAAAACCATATTTCCAAAGACACTGATCTTGATGGGATTATGGACGCTTGGACGGCTGATTTTGCGGAAAAGCTGGATATTTCCGGGGAAGGGGTGTAATGGGCTATGGCTTACAAGATGTATCTTGACGGGGTTCTGATGCCCATTACCCCTTCCAAAGTCAAAGTGAAAATCAACAACCAGAACAAAACCTTGACCCTGATCAATGGTGAGGAAATCAACATCCTGAAAGAAGCCGCCTTGACGGATGTATCCTTTGACCTGATCCTTCCCCAATCCCCCTATCCGTTCAGCAATGGGGGCGCACAATCAGCCCAAACCTATCTGAACTTGTTTGAACGGCTGAAAAAAAGCAAAGCCCCGTTTCAATGGATACTGAACAGAAGCCGCCCTTCCGGGGCGGCGCTGTTCTATTCCAATTTAACGGTGGGGATGGAGGATTACCAAATCACGGACGATGTGAAGGAAGGCATGGATATTGGCGTATCTATCAAATTACGCCAATACCGGGCCTTTGGCACAAAAACCGTTAAGCTGTCCCCGCCCCCGGCACCTTCCCAACCGGCCACCGCTACGGTGGAGCCGCCCAAACGGGAAACATCCAGCGCCCCCAAAAATGCAAGTTATACCGTGAAATCCGGGGATTGCCTTTGGAATATCGCCAAAAAGCAGTTGGGGGACGGTTCCCGGTGGAAGGAAATCTATGAACTGAACAAGGATAAAATCAAAAATCCTAATTTGATCTATCCTGACCAATCTTTGACCTTGCCTTCCTGAAAGGGGTGATCCGTTTGGCCGTTGAAATCCTGATCCAGCATGGTTCTTCTATCCAGTATCCCGCTGTTGAGGAAGGGGCCAAATTGACCTTTGAACGGAAAAGAACCCCCGGAAAGCTGACCTTCACAGTTGTAAAAGATGTCGCCTTGAATTTTCAGGAAGGTGATCCGGTAAAACTGACCGTGGACGGAACCCCCATGTTTTATGGGTTTGTTTTCACCAAATCCAGGGACAAGGGGAACACCATTGATGTGACCGCCTATGACCAATTACGGTATCTGAAAAATAAAGACACAATCACGGAAGAAGGGCTGAAAGCGTCCGATCTGCTGAAACGGATTGCAACAGATTTCCGGCTGAACCTTGGGACGGTGGAGGATACCGGATACACCTTTGAAACCATTGTGGAGGAAAACCAAACCCTGTTTGATATGGTGCAAAATGCCCTTGATGAAACCTTGCGCCAAACCAAACAACTGTTCATTCTTTATGACGATTGCGGAAGCCTGACCCTGAAAAATATCAATTCCCTGAAAACGGATTTGCTTATTGACGCTGAAACGGCTGAAAATTTTGATTATAGTTCAAGCATTGATGAACAGACCTATAACAAAATCAAGCTGGCCTTCAACAACGAAGCCACCGGAAAACGGGAATTGTATATTGCCCAGGACGGCGGAAACATGAACCAATGGGGTGTTCTCCAATACTTTGAACAAATTCAGAGCGCCACCGGAGCCGCCGCCAAAGCTGATGCCCTGTTGGGCCTATACAATCAGAAAACCCGGAAGCTGACGGTAAAGAACGCTTTTGGCCGTCCTGATATTCGGGCCGGAAGCGCCGTTATGGTATCCCTGAACTTGGGTGACATTATCGCCAATCAATTTTTGGTTGTGGAGAAAGTAACCCATACTTTCAGGGGGGAAGAACACATGATGGATTTATCCTTGATTGGGGGTGAATTTATTGCCTAACCCTGTTGAAGTGGTGAAGCGGGCCGCTGTGGAAGCCGTGGAAGCCCAAAAGCCGGTTCACCTGTTATTTGGGCAAGTGATTTCAGCTTCCCCGCTGAAAATCCAAGTGGATCAAAAATCTATCTACACGGAAAAAATGCTGGTGCTGACCCGGAATGTAACGGATTTTGAAGTTGATATGACGGTGAGCCATATCACCCTAAACCGGGCGGGTGGTTCCGGTGATCCGGCCTTTGCGTCCCACAACCACGATTACAAGGGCAAGAAAAAATTCAAAGTACACAACGCCTTGATTAAAGGGGATTGGGTGCTTTTGGGCCGGATACAGGGCGGAAAACGGTTTGTGGTGATAGACCGGATCAAGCCCATTCCAGAACTGAAGGGGGAATGGTTATGATCCCGAACACCGGGGACGATTTGCGGCAAGATTTTATTTTTACCACCTTGCCCAGCCGAACCTTCAAAATGAACCATGACACCCTGACAATCACCGGGACGGTTGACCAAATCCGGGCCGTAGAACAGGCGGTTTTCCTGATCCTGAATACAGAACGGTATTTTTGGCTGATTCATTCTTGGAATTATGGGGTGGAACTTCATGACCTGATCGGAAAAGACCCGGAATATTGTATCCCGGAAATTGAACGCCGGATCAGGGAAGCCCTGTTGCAAGATGATCGGATCACGGCGGTTGAAAATTTTCAGTTTGAAGTGAACAAAAAGAAAGTGTTGACCACGTTCACGGTGTTCAGCATTTACGGGAATATCAATGTGGAAAAGGTGGTGGAAATCTGATGTATGAACATATCACCTATGACGGGCTGATCAAACGGATGATGGATCGGGCGCTTGCGTCTGATAAAAACCTTGACAGCCGGGAAGGTTCCCTGCTGTGGTATGGGCAAGCCCCCGCCGCCGTGGAGTTGCAGAACCTTTATATTGCCCTGGATACCGTGTTACAGGAAACTTTTGCGGACACGGCAAGCCGGGAATATTTGATTTTAAGGGCCAAAGAACGGGGCCTTGCACCTACCCCGGCCACCCCCGCCGTGTTGGAAATGACGATCACCCCGGCTGACCTCTCCCTTCCCATGGGGGAACGGTTTTCCATTGGAGAACTGAATTATTACGTTTCCAAGGATAAGGGCGGCGGGGTGTATGAAATCACCTGTGAAGTCCTTGGGGAAATCGGGAACGATTACGGGCGGACGGTTATTCCCATTGAGTATGTGGAAGGGCTGGAAACGTGCCAAATTACAGCCCGGTTGATCCCCGGCGAAAATGAAGAAGATACAGAGGTTTTCCGGCAACGGTATTTTGACAGCCTGAACCTTCAGGCGTTCGGCGGGAACCGGGCGGACTATCTGCAAAAGGTGAACGCTATCCCCGGTGTGGGCGGGGTAAAGGTTTACAGGGCATGGAACAGCAATCTTTCCCCTGCTGAACTGATGCCCCCGGAAGAAGCCGGGGAATGGCTGGACGGGCTGACCGGTGTTCCACCCAATATTTTGACCTGGTTACAGGTGGTTTATCATGCCGGGAAAAACAGCCTTTTGACCGTTGGCGGAACCGTCAAGCTGGTGATCATTGATTCAACCTTTTCCGTTCCGTCTGACACGCTGGTTGATACCGTTCAGACGGCCATAGACCCCACGCAGAACGCCGGGGAAGGGGTGGGTATTGCTCCTATCGGCCATGTGGTGAAAGTGTTCCCTGTGGCCCTGGAAACGCTGGATTTGGCTTTTTCCCTGTACTACCAGCGGGGATGGACGTGGGACGATGTGAAACCCTATGCCGAAGAAGCCGTCAACGGCTATTTTCTGGAAATGGCCCAGGGGTGGGCAGATCAGGAAGAAGCCCTGATTGTCCGGGTTAGTCAGCTTGAAAGCCGTCTGTTAAGTATTCCGGGGATTTTGGATGTTGCCAACACCAAAATCAATGGGACGGCGGCAAACTACAATTTGCCCCTTGATACCATTCCGGCCCTTGGAGCCATGACCGCTGAAACGGCTACGATTGCCGGGGCGTAAGGGGTGAGGGCATGGAAAGAAAGCTGATCAATTATTACCCCTATGCCGTCCGGGAATTTGCAGAAATCCAGGGGATCGCCACCGGGGAACAGCCGGAATTTGAATTGGCGTGGGACGCGCAAGAAGAAGTTTTCGTCAATCAGTTTGTCGATACAGCTTTGGATTATGGTTTGAGCCGGTGGGAAAAGATGCTGAAGATTTTCCCCAAAGGAACTGACACCCTGGAAACCAGACGGGCGCGGATCAAAACAAAGCTGAATAACTTTGTTCCCTATACGATCCGGGTTCTGGCCCAAATGCTGACAGCCATTGCCGATGGTGAACCCTTTGAACTGACCCT